CAGAATGAACGAGGGTTTCTAACAAACGCTTCAACCGCGACAACACCTTTGTCACAATTTGTGCCGTTCGCTACGCTCTCTCAAGCACAAATTGCGCCAATCGCTGCGCGACCGGTGTTGCGGGTTAAGCGAATGTTGGATGGACGCCGCTTTCGCGGCGCAGAAGATAATCAAAGGAGAGTAAATATGATAAACACTAGTAACCTAAACCCATCATCTTCGGTAGAGGTGAAACCATCCGACAATCTTTTTGAAGAACTTGGAAAGAATTCTTATGATTATAAAGATTTGCTTTCAGAATTAATTGATAACAGCTTGGCAGCGAAAAGTGATTCTCAGAAGTTAATAGTTACAATAACTATTCTTGTTAATGAAAGTGGAATAAAAACACATTTCATTATAAATGATAATGCAAAAGGTATTCCAAGAGAAAAATTAGGGAATGCGGTTTCTCCTGGAATGATTCAGACAAATAATAGCTTGAATGAACATGGATTAGGTATGAAACAAGCTATCGCTGCCTTAGGTAAGCTTAAATATCTTGCAACACGTACAAGTGACTCCCAGAATGCAGTACTAATAAGTAAACTAGGATTTGGAAATATTGATGTGTTTGACTACAACTGGGATCAGCCACATGGTACAGAAATATGCGTAACCAACCTAAAAGCAATTGTTGATACAAATCCAACTAATATTACACGACACATAGAACCATATCTTGGGGCTAGATACCGTAGATATCTAAAAGAAGATGCGCCTCAGATGGAGATAAGAATTAAAATACAAAGAGAAGATACAAATGCAATACAGAATGAATGGTTTGTAAAAGCTAACAAGCCGATTTACTTTAATCCTGGAACTAGAACCAATGCACCTGTTTTTACAAATTATAATTTATCTGGAGCTAATTGGAAAGCAAAATTCACATTTGGTTATGCGCCAAAAGACGATTCAGAGTATCAAGAATTAGGAATAGAGAAACCTACAAAGTTTGCTCCATATCATGTGTCAATTAAAAACCAGGGATTTGATATAATTTTTCATGATCGAGTAATATTGTTTCATCAATTAAGTGAAATAAAGATTGTTGAGACCAGACACAATGATTTCAATATTGTTCGTGGAGAAATAGAATTAGTTGATGGTTTTCAAACGGCAATTACTAAAAACTTGATGATTCAAGATGAATCTTTTTTAGATCTTATGAAACAAATTAGAGATATTTTAAATGGAGAAGTTGCGGGACCAGGATCTCAACCTAAAAAATATCTTGAAAAGAGAGCTTATCCAGAAGAGATTCCAGAAGCATTACTAAGAGATAGATTAGCAAATTGGCTTAAAACCAATCCGGCTATTGGTCCGAAAGAAATAGTAAATACTGAGTATGTCGTAGAAGGAATAGAAGGATATATAGACATTTTAGCGGATAACGATGCTTGGGAATTAAAAACTGGTTCTGTTTCTGCATTAGAAGTTTACCAGCTTTTTATGTATATGGATGTTAAAGAAATAGCCAAAGGGTTTTTAATAGGAAAGCAGATTACTACCGGTGGTAAAGTAGCGATTGATCATATAAATAAAAAACATAATAAAACGATAATTTTCTCGGAATTATTGAGCTATCCTATAAATCAACCTCCATCAAGAGAAGAAAGAGAGGAATACTATTAAGATGCATCCAACAACTGCTTCAACCTGATAATTCCTTTTGTCATGAAAATTGCAGTCGTCGCTGCGCTCCTTTGGTGCAATTTTCACGCCAATCCCTTCGGGCCGGAATTACAGGTTAAGCAAATGATATGGTGAGCTATGTTAAGTAGACAGAGGTAAAAATGATTGTAGACGAAGATGAAGTTGTCTTAGCAAAATGGCTATATGAGACATGGTCTAGTATAGCTTTTCAAGATTTAGGTCCTGCATATGGAATTCCTGCCAAGTATCAGAAAATCGCAGATTTATTATCGATTGGAATAGAGAAAATTTCATCAACCTGTAATCAAATTGGTACAAATATTTTTCTAGTTCCAAGCCCATGGCACGCTTGTTTGATCTTGAGTTCATTGCAGAATAATTTTTCAAGAGAAGGAACAAAAATCCTCTTTCGTGGTCAATCTGATTCAAGTTGGACTATTTCACCAACGATTTCCAGAACTTTGAATCCGATTGAAGAAAAGAAACGCTGTACAATATTTCGTTCAATTCTTAGTACATTATGCAGGTTCTACAATGCAGATATTATTCATCCAAGTTCCAAAGGAAATCTCAAGTTGAACATTTCTGATATTGTATATACTGCAATCGCACAACATTATGGATTGAAGACTGATTTAATTGATTTCACTACAGATGCTGCCGTTGCCTCCTATTTTGCTACTTCTCCGGTATCTTCAAGAAAGTCAGATACAAGTTCTATATTTTGTTTGCCTATAGATTCAGCCATAAGTGCAGGTCTTGAAATCATCTTTCCTCCACCATTAGCTACAAGAATTTATACTCAAAGAGGTTTCTTCGTAAAAAGCGAATTTTCTCTGGATTTCACTGATTTAGGTATGCTTGAAATCAGGTTCCCATCAAAAAAGTACGATGAGGAGTTTAAAATAATGCGAAATGGAAAAGTCGTCATCGACTTGTTACAAGATACGTTGCCAATTGATGAAATTCTTCGTTTTATGGATACTCTTGATTATACAGAGTCTATTGAGAATTTGACATCGAAGCTGAGTACTTCTATTAATACATTAAAGAGGGATTTTCGGAGTAAGTTTTGCTTCTTATACGACAGTCCTCTTAGCCTGTGGTCAGAATATATTGATTTCATTGAAGATCAGTTATATTGGATTGCTTATTCTGCTGATAACGGGAAATTTATTGTAGATTTTAACATCTTAGCAAAAATTGCCCGATCAAATTCCGAGATATTTCTTAGTATTATACAGCTCTATTTATGGTTTTCAAAAAATCCTTTTAACAGCCCGACGATGACGTCTGAAAAATCCAAGCAACTAATTTTTCTGGCAGAAATCTTTCAGAAAGCTATAGACATTGGGCGAACTGAAGAAAAAACTGTATTTTCCTAATACATATAAGTTTATAAAATCTCTTTTCCGGTAATCTAGATAAATAAATGAATTATAGCACATATTGTGATCCATAATTTTGTACTCGTTGTATTCTTTTTGTCTTAGAACTATTCAATATCTTGAATGAATTACCGCCGTCGTAGACTTGATATCTTGAAATTTTCGTTTCTAGTCCTGCGTTTGTCTGTTTTATCGCTATTATTATTTTATGAAACTTTAAAGTTGACTGCCGTCTGAATCGTAGGGATAAATACACCAGATATATAAATTATATCCCCCGCCATATGGATAAAAAAAAGTTATAGTAGCTTTTGTGTCATCGATCGTAAATTCTTTATCAATGAATATTTCGTTATCGTTGTCAGCATCTGTGTCTTGAAAATGACGAGGAGGAATAAAAAGAGAATAAAGAATTTCATCAGAAGAATTTTTTATTTTTACCGTAGGTTCGGAAAATGATTTATTATAATATACAAATGCAAACTTTAGTCGAATATTCATTACATGAGAAGGAAAAGATAATTGAAATGATGAATACGATTTTGTATCTCCGCTGAACCTAACGGTGATTGGACGGGGAGTACTACTTATATCATATCCTGCAGATATTTGATGATAATCTATTAGTGAAGACAGATCAATCCCCGAAAAATTAGGAACATATCCTGTATAGGTTATAGTCGTTCCATTTAATGACGTTTCAATAGGAGATGTATCTTTTTTTGAAACAGTATCAAAATTAATATCATGATTACAACTCATTACCATAAAACTAAGAGTTAAAAAAGATATCAATGTTTTTGTCATTTTTTCCTCGTATAATATTGAAAATATACTTTAAATACAATGAAAAGTATAGTCTTCATTTCACATTTTTTATTTTTTATGAAGTGTGATATAACTTTTTCTGAATAATAGGTATTTCATATCGATTTTATTTTAGTTTTAGCTATTGCCTTGCATTCAGCGACATACGCCCTGTACGCAGTGTATTCTGCGTCTGTTGCGTCGGCGATACCTTTGTTCAGTACGTCGTATTCGTCATTGACGGAGTACTGCTGCCGGATAAGCTCAACGACGCGGACTTTGTACTGCGCCCGTAGTAAATTATTATATTCATCCTGTGTAATTTCCCCGTCAGTAATTTTTTCTGTGTCTGTTTTTTCAACAAGTTCGCCATCGGTTATCTTGTATCCGGCAGGAAGCGTTTCAAGCCCTGCTGTTATCTTTTCAGCCTGTGTCATTTCTACCAGCGCCGTTTGGCTGTCATTCAGTTTATAACCGGATGGAATTGCAAGTACTTTTTCTTTGTATAATTCAATATCACTCTTGCGTGCCCAGTCGCCGTTATAGTATGCGACGGGTTCCCCGACGGTTCCAAAAAAATCAGTTACCTGTACAGCTCCGTCCGGTAATGTACTGCCGCAGCAGTGCTCTTTTATAATCCCGTCTTCAATAATCAAATATTCCATCTTTTTCCTCTTTTGTTTATGCTGTCCGTTTCCAAATTCTTATAGTATAATTTATTGGTCGTGTTTCTGTACTTCCTACAGAATCTGTACTCCATACCGCATTTCCATCACCCTCTCGTTGCATAATTCTAATACCATTATTTGTTAATCCGGACAATCGGAGTGATATATTATTAGCACCAATTGTATGGCTATGCGATTGGAGCATCATATCTTGTTGCTCACTTCCAAACGTAGAAGCATTACCACCTTCAGCACGGAAGAAGGCACCGGAATATAAGGAAGACACATTGCTCCATGTTCCTCCGAAAAGTGCAGCCGGATCAATTTGCCCCTTCATTTGTATATAAACAGCTCCGACGGGCATTGTATTATCAACCAAGATTTGATGGATCATTCTTGAATTAGTTGAGGAAAAAGAGGGTTTGAGTGTATAAAAATATAATTTATCATTGGAATAATCAAAAATAAACGCACCACCATATCCGTCAGTTCTTCTCACAGCAATCATCGGATCAGATTTAGTATCTATAAGACTGTTATTATAAACTGCTTTTAATCCCGGGTCTCCTGTTGCATCATCATCAAATTGAGAGTCAGTAATAAACTTTACTTTATCAGCGCTGGTTGCCGTATCTGCATTGCCGGTGAGGTTTCCCGTTATTCCACCGATGACGGTAAGGTTATTAGTTATTTTATGTGATCCATAGTGATATCCTGTAAAACTTGTATCAGGCGTCCAGATAATTGTCACATTTGTATTTGTCCCACCAAAATAATCTGTTCCAACTGTATATACTTCGGTGCTACTACTGCCATACGAATAAGCTGCTGTATGTAGTGTCGGTTCTGCATTGCAGTAAAGACAGTACACCATTCCTCCTCGCAGCCACACGCAGCGTTCTCCGTTTTTATTACCATATCCGATGCAGCCGATTGTTATTTCGTTGCTGTCATATACACCATACTGCAGTACATCAAAACGTTTCGGGGTATCGCTCCAGCCAGCTGCGATAAGCTGGAAATGTATGACATTCTGGTTATAGGTTGCCGCTCCACCTGTAGAAGGTGAATGTATTTCGCAGTTGAGTACAGAAAAATCACCTGCCCCAAATGTAATCGGATAAAAATTGCTTGCAGAGAGTGTTGATAAATCCAGTATAAAGTACCTGGGGAGAAGTTTGCCGTTTGTGTAATATGACAATGCCCGTACATCGCCTTTTATATTTACCGTCTGCACAGGAGTTCCGGTTATGCTGTCAGCGGAGTCAGTCGGATTAACCGTCATAAAGCTGGCAGAATCAGCCGCGCCCTTTTTCTTAACGCGGAATAAGCCAAGCACGATAGAAGCAACAGCGGAAACTATGAAGTTCTTTATCTTCATGTACAAACCTGCAGCACGTTTTAAGCCCGTCGTTTCTGCAATGGGGATATAATGAAAATATTCTGCATCGTCATTTTCGTCCGTTTCTAATGAAACATTATTACCTATTCGGAATTCAGGTGTTATACCGTCAAGACCGTTCCAATAGTTGTTAGCGTCAGCACCTTTATTACCTGCAATCTTTGAAATATACGCCTTTGTCGCCGCCAAGTCAAAAGCTGCAATCGTCCGCGCTGTTACAGCTTCATTTGTAAGTTTTGATTCTGATACAGATTCATTGACAATATCGGTAGCACCTGCAGCTAATGCAGTCACTACAACTGTCGATGAACTGCCAGCTCCAGCTTCATTTGCTGCTGCAACACTATAACTGTAAGAAGTTGCAACTGGTGCGGGGTCTGTATCATTTTGCCCATTCAAAGGCACAGTTTGAGAAAATGTACCAGATGTTTCGACATATCCGGTATTATTGGCTATCTTATATGAAAGAACTGCACTATATGGATCTGTAGATAAATCCGGTTTGTGATACGCTGTATCAGCGGTTGCAGATAGTTTTTTTATCTGAGTCCTATATTTTATCGTACCGTAAACATCCGCATTCTGTGATAAAATTAACGTAATATTACGACCAACTACCGATGCCTGAATAACAGGAGCTGAAACATGCCACGACAGATAACTGCTTACGTCAGGTGATATGGCAGTACTGTCTTTATAGCCGCCGCTTGCTGTATTTTGAGCTCTGATAACGAGGGTGTATAATGAAAGGTCTGTATCCCCTGTTTTCACATTTGCATGTTTCTCAGGATATTTGTCTAAAGTTCGGTCAAACGTATATTCCGCACTTCTTCCGTAAGCGTCAGCCATTGTTCGCTGTATCCCATTGTATTTGAGAATAGGGATAAATTTTACATTGCCGTAAAAATTGGAAGGTGCTGAATATGTCCATGTTATAACCAGACCATTTTCTTCAGCTACCATCAGGACAATCGGTTTAGCAGTTGTCCACGTTCCGTATGTATCAACCGAGGTATAAACAGGATTACTGTAATCAGATACAGCTCCGTAAATATTTTCTGCTTTTGCCCTGATCTGCCATATAGCAAGAACTGATGCTTCAAGATACCCATCTGACGCTCTATCAAAATTATAGGTAAAGCTTAAATCAGGACTGGTTCCTATATCAATCCAGCTGGCTGAATTTCCCTTCTTTATTTGCCAGTATATCTCTGCAATTGTATTTTTAAGCCCTGAGCCGAATGCGCCGCAGGACATGGTTATTCCGCTTATCCCTGCAGTGGCGACAATATTTGACGGTACGTCTGACGATGCTATTGTTTCCGTTCCATTTGTTAATTTCGCAACAGAGCTTGCAATGTCTGATTTTGTAGCATACTCAGCAGGTATTTCCTGTACTCCTGCAACAGGCTGCACGCTTGTTACCTTACTGTCAAAATCTGGTATTGTTCCACTATCTGCCTTATATATATCTTCATCATATGGAATAAATGTCAGCGTGAATGTTCCGTCACCAATCTCTTTTTTTCCGAAACAGACTGTATCGATTGTTTCGTTTCCATAAATACCGAAACTGCCAATATCTCCGACACATGGCGCAGTTTTATCAGTGGCAAGAATCGGAGATGCAAAAGTAAACTGATTATAATATCCTGCTGATGTTATGGAGAGCCTGTATACACTGATAACCGGGGCATTTACTCCATCGGAATGATTTATTTTTACACCGTATGTCTTTGATGTATCTCCGATGTTTATATATCCGTCTGTTCTGAATCCGGTTATATATCCGCCGCTTTCATATATTTCTTTTATCTCACCGCCGTTTCCAATCCCGACAAGAATCATATCACCCTGAATAGGCACCAGAGAACCTACTTCGATAATATTTCCGTCCTGTGCGACATGTCTTATCCATGTTTCCGGCCGGAGTTTACGTTTTGCCTGTTCAAAACGCCCGTTTTTATATACTTGGTCAGGGTCTGTCTGCCACGTGAAATCAACTGACTCTATAACAGCGTCAGGGTCGTCAGCATTTTTCCCGTCATACATGACGTACATTTCATCTTCATCATATCCGTTATTTTTATTGATGAATTTTATTTTGTATCCATCTATTTCTTTTGGAAATTCTTTTTCGTTGGAATTTCCACTTTTCAGAATATTATGATTGTTCAGAGTTGTTGTAGGTATATCAATCGGTTTATCGATGAATACGGAATATTTATTCCCGTTGAGTATCCTGTATGAACGGCAAGTACCAAGTATCGTGTCTATAACATCGACTAGCTTTTTTTGTGACGTAAGTACGCCGCCGCATGTAAAACCTTTTTCCTTGCAGTATTCATACAATTCACCGAGCTTTTCCATATCCCAGTTATTATCAGTAAGTTTGTTTGTCTTGAGCATTGGAGATTCGGATGTATTGATAATGTTTGCCGCGGGATTATCGGTCGGAGTTTTTGTAGTACTCCATGAAGATGTAGATGAATCCCACGTCCGACATTTCGCCTCAAGCATACAATTGAACGAATCAAGTTCATCTTTGATACTTGATGTTGCCTTTATCCTCATACCAAGACGGACGGTAATATCACGTTTTGTCTCTATAACAGGTCGTTGTACAACAAAAGAACCTGCTGCAAGTGTTTTTGTTCTGTCAAATACCCATGTCCTGAATGCGGACATATATACCTTATCAGATGTTTTACTGTCTGTTGCTTCGGCATTTGTCCGTTGGATTCTGATATGTGCTACCTTATTTGTACATGTTGTTCCTTCACTGTACGTAAGCGTTCTTTCTGCAACAAAACGCATATTTTTGTTTTTTGCACGGGTAAATGTACTTATTCCTGTAGATGAGTCGTAAGATGAGCAGTTTGCAAAGCCAGAAGAGTTAAACGGTATCCATGACTTGCCGCCATCAAAACTGATTTCAAGTTTAACATTCACCGTTGCATCCTGCATGTCACCGTTGTCGTTATATGAATACAAACTTGCAAAATAAATTTCAACCTGTATCTTCTGCGGATTGTATGCAGAAAATTTCTCTGAAACAAGAGCATCTCCATCGGCATTGATAAGCTCAATAGAATCAAAATCTTCCTGCACAACACGCTGCGAATAAAGAGATACTTCAGTTGCACCGCTTTGTATTTCCAGTGATGTATTTCCCTGATATTTTTCTGCCCCGTCTATCGGAATTGTTCCATTTTCAACATAATCACCTATATCAAGGGTATATTTTCCATTTATATATTTTTCGGTAAATCCATTACTTGCAAGATCAATTTCCCCGAATTTCATTGCTCCAACGGCCAAATCACCATAACCGAGCATCCAGAGAACGTTATAATATTGATCTTCTCCATCTTCACCGGATATTTCTGTATATCCGGTACCGCACCACATAGGGTAATATCTGGAAAGACCTATAACAAGCGGAAATGCATGACCGTATTGAGTCGTATTATTTGCACCTTTTATTGACGGGCGCGTATCTGTGGTAGATGTAGAGCTGTTGTTTGAAGATGTACTTAATGCAGATTTTATCCAGTCTAAAAGGCCATTTTTTATATTACTGCCTAACCCGTAGCTCGAATAACCTTTACTCCATGAAACAATGCTTGTAACAAGAGATGTCACAGGTGCAAAAATCCATCCAGCTATATTTTCGGCAACCTCTCCCCCGTTGTCACCGGATGGAAATGTCCGTATACAAATCAGGTCATTTTCCTTTAATACATGATTTTCATCTACCGGATTTCCGTTGCAATAAATAAGAGAGTTTGCAAAATCTATATATTTAAATAATCCTTCGAGCGTTTTCCCGCTTTCAGGATGATATGTGTCGAATTTATTGCTGAATGCATCTTTATAAACGTTTACTGTTATCCTTCAATATGCTCCAAAACTCTATAATAACCATATATTCTATTTGAATATCTTTCAATGTTTGATACATGTACACCATATGATTGTGTACTATGTATAATCTTACCGCCGCCAAGATATACAGCAATGTGAGATGGACTTTCAGCGATGTTTATTGCAATAAGACAATACGGCTCAGGTCTGTTTAATTTTTTTGCAGAAATTCCTTCAAAAAGCAGTTCTGCAGTCTGTTCGTTTGATTTTAGATCAGTATCGTTATATACAAAATCAGGAATTCTTTTTCCTGCTCTGCTTTCAACTTCCATTGCAAGTCCGTAACAGTCAAACCCTTCACTTTTATTACGTCCGTGTACTTTATACGGACAGCCTACTAAATCACGTACACAAATCATCATGCACACCCCGGGCAATTTTGGCTCGAACCTATATCAACCGGAACGAGGACGGTCAATCTGTCATCGAATTCCATATCCCATGAAATATTTGAATCATCCCATGTGGCAGATGTAAGTGTAAATGAATTGTCCTCTATCGCCTCACATATTGTAGTATCATTATCAGTGTCATAAATAATTGTTGCTATGAAACGGCAGGTGCTTCTTTTCTGTGTACTGCGGATTTTATCAATCCATGTCTGATCGACGCATGAAATGGACAGTTTTGCATTACTTATGGAAGTTGTTGTACGTTCCGGCGGTGTTACTGAAAAAAGACCTGCAGTAAATGTATTTCCTTCAAAAGCTACATCCTTGCTGCTATTTGCATAGCGGAAAACACCGAGGTCTTCGTTTACTATTTCAATGATATACGGGAATTTTGCCCGTGTTTTTTGGACGAGCATTTCATGTTTTGCTTTGTTGCTTAAAGACCTTTACACTGCCTCCCATTTCATAGAAACTTTTATAATTTCACCAGAGACATTATTCCCCTGTGGTGCACCGCCATCTGCAAATCTATATTCTTTTAATGTCCCACTGTTATTGTCTATTTCAGGAAAAGCGAAGGAAAGTGTTCCGCGGCGGTCTGTAACTTCATACCACGTTTTGAATATCCGGTAATCAGAAACGGTCGGAAATTGAAGTACTACACTGAACGAATCCGGTTCTTCAGTGTTTGCTGCACGTACTTTTCTTGCTCCGCTACGTGTTTGTTCTGCAATAAACCCCTGTGGTAAATCCCAACTTGTATCCCGCAAAACTTTATATGTACAATTTGCAAAAGCTATCATGATACACTCCTACCCTTTCTTCGTAAATTATTCGAATCAATTGCAGTATCCCATCCATTTGTTCCGCTTGCATAATCAGACGCAACTTTTTTACTTATATTTACAACCAGTTGAGTTATGCCGTCGTCACCCGTCGATTCTTCCGTTGTGGCTGTCACGGTGTCACTTGCAGTGTTGTTTATCTGAACTGAAATGGAAACATTCGTTCCACTGTTTTCATTTAATGAAAACGGATCCTTTGTAGCAATAATATAGTCGTCGGGGTGAGTCGAAAAATTACCGGATGGAGTGAGAATCATATCGTTTACACTCTGACTGCTTACATTCTCGTTATATGTCTCCGAATTAAGCTGCTGCCTCTTCTTTAAGTAATACTGTTCCTGTTCATCTATAGCTTCTGTTAGAGATTGATACAGATCATTCAGTTCTTTAAGACGTTCTGCTTCTTCTTCCTGTTCATCCGAAACATCATCTGTTACAAGTCCCCACTCTTCAAGTTTATCAGTAAGCCATGACATAACATCTTTTAAGGGATTTGTGATATATTCAAGAATTGGGCGTATCACATCGACTACAATGCTAAGTATATTAAATAACGCCATCAAAGGTGTAAACATATCATTCATTACATCTTCGAGTGATACTACAGCAGTTAAGAGATTACCTATAAACGGTCGTGCCCGTTCAAAAAGTCTTGTAACGGGATTCATTGCATCATCAAAATTATCAAATTCTGATGCAACATTTATAAGTGCCCCGATAACAGTGCTTATTATTGCAAGCATCCAGTTTCCGGTTTGCTGCCATGTCTTAACAAAGGTTCCTGCATCACCTGATAAGCTGTTTGCTGCAGTATTCCCTGCATATTTTCCATAATCAGATGCTGACATATTTTTCATGTCATATTGATTGTTTACCTGTTTTGTCAGTTTATCATTTTTTTTCTGTTCTGCTGCCCATGTGTCATATTCAGCATCGGTTATACCTTCCTGTATGGCCTTTATATGGAGCAGTTTATCAGCCCAGCTGTCGGTTGAATCAAGAATATTCTGAAGTTGACTGTTCTGATCTTTAAGAGAGTCTATGGCTGTTGTCTGTTTTGCGTTGTCGAGTGCTTTTTTTGCTTTGTTTATATTTTCAATAAATAATTTAATTGAAGCTTCTGATCCATCCCATTTACCACTTTCCATAAATGTTTTAAGCGCACCAACTTCATTGTCGTAAGCATTCTGCAAAATACTTTCATAATCTTTATCAACTTCGGATTGTTTTTTTCCAGTATCTATCAGTGAATAAAATTTCTTCTGGCTTTCAACAGCGTCATCCATACGCCGTGTGTATTCATTAACAGCGGTTATTCCTGTATCTAAGAATTTAAAATCACTATCAGAAAATTTGAAAGCTTCTTTCATTATTTTCTGCCAGTCAGTAAGATTTTTTGTATTACTCAGTTTCTTTTGGAGCGATACTATTGCTGCATCAATTTTTTTAATTTCATCTGCTGACAAACCTTCTGTTCTAATGAAAATATTATTTCCCTTATTATCTTTGAAAGATATAGAACGGCTAAGCTTTTTATAATCTTCTAACTGTTTAATTTGTTTCTGAATTTCTTCTTTTTGCCCCTGTGTAGATTCTTTATATATTTCATTCACAGTACTCATAGCTGTATCAACGGCACTGTTATTTTTATCTACAATCTCCTGTATTGCCTCACTCTTAGATTTTGCGCCTGATTCCTGCTTAGCAAGATTATTGTATTTGTTTATTTCTGCATTGAGAGATTCTATTTCATTCGTATAATCAGAGATTATTTTTTCATCAGCAGGCGTAATAAAACCTTTCTTTTGCATTTCATCGGAGACTTCCTTCCGTTTTGCAATAAGGGTATTCATCTGATCTGTGAGAGCAACAACAGTCTGTTCATTTGTTGCAGTACCGTTTTCATATGCTTTTGTGGCGGTAGAATGTTTATTGCGTTCGTTCATTGCATCAGTCTGATCCTGAATGGATTTTGTCATTTCATCCATGATCTTCTTCCATGCTGAACCAAGCCCTGATGTATCTGCAAGCGTCGCTTTATAATCTTTCCAAGTATCATTCAAAGTGCTCATTTTACCGTTGAGAGTCTGAGACTGCGTACCCATGCCGTTGTAGAACGTTCCTCCAGCGCTGGTCATCTGTTTGAACATTTCAGTAACTTGAGCAGAAGTTGCATTTCCCTGAATGCCCATTTTTTTCATGAGGTCATATACAGGTAATCCCATCTGCGCAAACTGCTTCATATCGATTGTAGCCGCTTTTCCGACTGACTGAATCTGTGCATAATTTAATACAATCCGCTGGAACTTGTCAGCGTCGCCGCCTGCAGCATCTCCGAGCATTTTCAGGGTCGGAATCATCTCTGAAACAGAGGTACCTGTCTGTTTCAATTGTACTGCTGCACTTGCAAGTCCTGCCGTATCAAACGGAGTTACTGCAGCAAGCTGCTTTACTTTATTGAAAAGTGTATCTGCAGCATCCTTATTCCCATTGAATACAGTTGTAAGATTTGCCTGAATTGATTCGTATTCACCGAGCGCGTCAATTGAAGATACAGTAAAAGTAATAGCAGCTTTAGCTGCATTTACTACTGCTTTGAATGCAAGAACAACGCCAGATACTGCTGATACAACATCCTTTATATTACCCTTGAGAGAAGAGAAACCTTCCTTTGATTTACCTAAATCAGTTGCGCCTTTCTGCGCTTTATCCGCTGCCGCTGTGAATTTATCAAGATTCCCAGTAGCGGTTACAACACCGTTTGAGTCAATTTCAAGTACAAGCCGTGATGTTTCATCTGCCCTTTACTGTTCCTCTTCTTCTGACAGTTTTTTATTACCTCTGTCATTTTTCAGTTTATCCACTTCATCGTTAGCCCAGTAATTCATACGTTTTACAAGCTCAATTTCGTATTGTGTAAGTTCAATGTGTTTCATTCTGCAGTAGCTTTCCATGTCCTGATAGGTAATATTTCCTTCACGACATCCGTTATATAGTTCACGAAAAACAGTAAAAGCAAACTGAAAACATATAGGCGGCTCAATATCATGCAGGATGGAAAAACTTTCATTTTCATAAAATTCTTTCCATCCCATCTGCTTGATAATATCTTTTCTGTCATCGCTATTTGAACGATAGATTCCTGTCTTATCGTCTATTTTCCGGTACGTCGGATAATAAAGGAAGAAGAAGCGGCGTACAGCTGGTTCTAGTTCTGCTTCCCTGTCGATAAAAAATCAGCACGATTCTTTGCGCTTGCAAGGATGAACTCTCGAAGTGCCGGAGATCCGTTAAGCAGGCCTTTATAAAGTTTCTCGCTTTCCTCTGTTTTTTCTGCAGGGAATTCCTTACCGTTATATGTAAGTGATTTACCGCCGACCTGTCGTATACCGCCGAATCTGATAAGAGATGGTTCAATAGTATTTTCAAGCAGATCATCAATACTGTCTTCATCGAGATTTATATCAACACCGTCTTTACGGGAGATGTTGATTTTTTCCATCTGCTTCCGCATTTTCTGATTGTTATATTCTCGAACAACATCGGAATCATCACCGAAGATTTTTACTTCAAAATTCTTTTTCTTACCGCAGATAATTGCCTGTTTCCAGATACCCTCGTCAGCTTTTTCTTTTGAGCAGATTTCCGCAAGGTCTGTGATTTCATCATCTTTTTTATTGAACATAATCGCTATACTCCTTTCATAGTTTTATAACATTCCGGTTATATATAGCGGTAGAAGGAATCGAACCTCCGGCGCTGGGAAAGGAGCCCAGAATGCTGCCATTGCACCATACCGCGATGTTTGTCGGGCATTTCACCCGACAAGTTTTATTACACAGTTTCAGTCACTTTAATCATCCGGATACCGTCAGCACTGTACATCTGGAACGGTATGGAATATTTGTACTTATTCCCGTCCTTGCTTTCCGACGGAGCCTTAAACTTCACATACAGAATAAGAATGTAAGTTGTCTTTTTTCCGTTGTATGTACGTGAATTCGTTACTGTAATGTATTTGTACGCTCCGGCCTTTGCATCGTTATAGTAATCCATGTTGTCACTATTCCATACGTTAAGATTGCCACTGATAACAAGATCACCTATAGAAGATTCGATTGCTTCTGTTTCATACAAAGCATCTGTTGTTTCCATACTGTTGTTTACCGTGCAGTCGAATCCTGCTACCTGACGATTCTGTACCAGCGTATTATACGAATCACCGACCCTGATGGCTCCTTCGAGTGTGGTATAAGCTTTTGACGTAAGCGGATCCGCCATTATCATTCCTGTTACAGGAAGAGACTTTGTTTTATCATTCCAGTCAGCCCCCATAACAGAGAAGGTTTGTTTTACATGCGATTTCAAAGCATGTTCTATCTTGAACTGGTTTATCTGTACTCCACTGAAAAGCTGATATTCAACTGGTGACTGATAATATTTTTTGACAAAAGCAAACAATCTGCGGGTTGTTCCAAGTGTCAGGACTTTTGCATTGGGATTGGCAGCAATTGCAACTTCTGTCTCATCTGTTAATGCAGCAACAAGGGGAGATGTAAGCGGTACATATCCTGCTGCAGATATGTCACCAGCACATATATACGAATTACTTCCTACTGTAATCGTATTACCAGTAAGAATCGTTCCGGTACCTGTTTTTACCTTCAGAGAAGTTGCACCAATAACATGAGCACCATCAACAACATATCCGGTTCCTGTTCCGATTGCATTTGATTTCCATGTATTCATAAACGCGGCACCAATAAAATCATCCTGCTCATCTGCGTTGAATTCTGTTGAAATATCACCGCTACTACTTACAGTCCCTGAATCTGATTCACTAGGAATACGGTTATCCGGCAATTTCACGTCGGAAGTAATTTCTTCCTGTGCACCTTCGAGTGTACAATCTGATTTTCTTAAAGACTGAAATTGAGGTGTTGCGGGTATTGCACCGTCAACCTCCTCGACATATCCCAGTGTATAATCTGTTTTGATTGCGTTAGCTAACCTTCGCATCTCCTTAATTGTCTATATCAGCTGTCCATGTTATACGGACAATCTTTCTATAGCAGACCTCTTCTGCTTCTCCATCTTTTGGAGAATAACAGTTCTGTATTTCGACATCATCAAACGTTGTTCCCCGTTTGAAAAGTTCTGTAATATACGAGTACTTATCGTTGACTTCGCCATCTCCTGCATTGAGCGGAACACAAATATCAATTTGGAATATTCCAGTCCATCTGTTTTGAGAATTCTCACCAAGAGAAGCCGGAACAGGTTCTGCTGGAAGAAAGTACAGTTCAAACCAGCTGCCGTCGTCCGGCGGTGTAAATGACTTATTCGAGAGTGCAACGTTCGTCGGATTACCGGATGTGTCAAACATTATGAAGGCGGTACCGAATGTTGTATTCAGCGTGAGAAACCTGTCAATGAGCGATTGTTTTATAACAGAATCAGTCATTATCAGCCTCCCGTACTGCTGCACTGAACAGATTATCAACTTCGGCAATCGTAACTGCAACCATACCGTTAGGAGCCTGCCGAGAATATCCGTTTACCGTCTTTCCTGTCGGCTTCTTCGGCGGATTCGGATATCCGCCATCTTCAAGTTTGGTAATATATGGCAAATTATTTGTTATAAAATACGATTCATCACCCTGGGCTTCCGGCAGACTTTTGAAATTCATACTGCGTATTCTTTCTTTATTGCCTGTTGTGTTATCAGGTTGATTCAGTGAAACATTCCAGTTACCGCGGGCACGCCCAGTATCAACAGGAGTCCTTCGTACGACACTGGAATATGCATTGAACACAAAAACTCTGCGGACATTTTTAATATTCCGTTTTTTTGCGGCTGCATAGTTTTTTAAATTCACGCTCCACTGTGACATCTTCTATCTCCCTATGATAATGTGCAGTGCCATAATAATTCTGACTTTAAGCGGTGCATTCATAAAAGCAAGAATCTGCTGTTTTGCAATTGTTTCTGTCTGTCTGTCAACAGTCTGCCGTACTTGCTTCCTGATTTTCTTTTCAGTTCTTCCGCTCATTTATTTTCTTCCTTGTATTTTATGGCAGAGTATTGTTGAACCATCCGGCATTATCGGATTTGGTTTTATCACTGTGTAACTTTTACCGCCGAGTATAACAATATCGCTTACAGAAAGTTCTATATTTCCACTTTGAACAAAAGTAATAATTATATCTATGGCAAGTATCAGTTTATTATCTACTGCCGTATCGGAAAAATTGCTTACTGTTGCATAGCCGAAAATCGTATCATATGTCTCATCTTGTTTATGCGTAGTGCTGTTATACGCCTTTACAATATTATGGTGAATCTCGCAAGCTCCTCCGCTCTTTTTTATAAGATTATATGTATCAATTTTCAACTTTGCATAATTCATTTCTCAATCCTTGATACGCAGATAGATTGTGAATCAGTGTCTATGAACAAACCAGATAATCTCTTGTTTATCGTCTGATACACTGTTGAACCGCTCTTCTTTTTACTCACGTCATATGTAATAGAGACGGCACCGGGTACATTTTCACTCACAACAGCTCCTTTTTCATCGTCCGTCTGAAAAAGGGTATCACCATTTATATATGCGGATGCCGCATCACATACGGCTTGCATAAGTTTTGAAGGAATTCCACTGATAATAAAACCGTCATTATCGGAAAGATGTTCCCGGGGAAAGGCAAGCGCTTGTTCTTGTGACTTCTTTTTTCCCTTCCACAAAAACATGTTATCAATGAAATCAGTAGCAATAACAAGTGCTACCGATTTTTCAACTTCGTTTTTTCCAGTCCATGAAGGATTACGGTATGACAAATAGTTATCGGCAAAAGAAATATCTACATAACTTTCCGCGTCTGATAATCCTGTACCGTATTCTACTGTCATACCGTTTCCCCTTTATTTACGGCCGAAAAAACCGTGTTTTTCTTCTTTTTCAAGCTCCGGCTGTTTTTGTGCAGTTGTTTCAGGCTGTACATCTGCCGCAGGTGTCTCATCTTCTTTCCGATCCGGAACATCGGGATTTTCCTTTACAGTTTCCGGCTGAGCCTTTGCAGCCTCTTTCCGTGCTTCCACTTCACGGCGGGCACGGTTAAAACCTGTCAAACTCATCAGTCTACCCTCGCAATCAATTTTGTAATTGCTACATTCTTACGGACATCTGCAAGTTTCCAGTTGGTACCTGTTGCGAGTTCCGTGTTACTCGGTGTTACGCCTGCTGCAGTACCAGTCCAGCTGATTCCGCGCGGATGCATAGTGAAGAATCTGCGGCTTGTCATAACAGAATCACCCGCCAGAATATCGCGGTCTGTTTCTGTCTCAAGTCCTGTAGTATCCTCATTGAATGCAATTGCTCCCTGACCAAAGAAATAAATCGGATAAGCTTTCTTGCTTGCGCTGTCAACGGTAATTGTATCAGGAGCAAGAGCATCGTCCATAATGACACGCTTTTCCAAATATGCCTTGTAAAGTACTTTTCCGTCTGCGTCACGGATTGTATCGATAAGGTTGAGTTCTGCCAGTTTTCGCATAACTTCCGAATGCATCATAACACCGGAAATTTTTTCATTCGCATCGCCAAGTTTGTAGATGGTATCAATCATCGCGTTGGAAGAAATAAGACCATCCGAACCGGATACGGTGGAAATATTATTAACTGAATCAGCCATAGTAGCTGCAGCAAACACACCCTTAAGTGTTTTAATAAGAAGCTTCTGCTGTTTGACAGTCCAGTATTCTGCAACCATATCCGCAATTGCCCGCATCGGATCACTTCCTGCAAAGTAGCCTGCAAGGTCGTTTGCCCCCCATGCTTTACCACGTGCATGAATTACTGCAGCAGATTCACCAGATGAAAGCGGATTCACCGTAAGTGCGGTGCTGTCAGAAAGTACTTCATCATCAGTGTCGTCTGTGTCATCAACAAGACGATTCCAGAACGGAATATTGATAACCTTTCCACCTTTAGTCTTACGGTCAACATTCGGCCATGCAAGAGATGGATCAGTCGTTGCAATGCCCGATTGAATAACAGCACTCATAAGATAAATCTGCTGTATCAGATACGGATTGAAAATTTCAGGAATGATAACATCCGAAAGTTTAGTTTTTGCCCTTCGTAACTCCTATTTAGTTTTGTATTCCAGCTTCCGCCATAAGGCGTTTTGCTTCTGCCGGATTAGTTTTCCATATTTCAGCCTGTTTTGTCAGGTTGATATTATTCTGCTTCCACGGATTAAGCTGTGCGCTTCCTGCAGAAGGATTGCTTCCCGGTGCACCGCCACCACTTGACGGATTTTTCAAATAAGCCTTTCCTTCAGATGTAAGAGAAAACTCTTTTATAGCATCCTTTACTTCTTTCATTCCCTGATTCAGGAAATGAGTTTCTCCGTTTATGTCTTTCGGCTCAAACTGGTTGAGTGCCATGACACGGGCTACAAAACCGTCTCGCAATCCGTCAACGAACGAGAGGTCTTTCGTTCCTTCTCCAATGGCATCATTCAGCAATCGTTTCAAATGGCTGCCCTTGTATTTGTCACGTTCTGCCGTAACTTCATCAAGCTGCGTTTTCCATTCAGCATCTTTCTGTGCAAGCTGGGTTTCAAGATATTTCTTGCTTTCTTCCGGTGAATTTTTCTTAACTGTGTCAGTAAGAGTTGTGATCTGACCTGTCAAATCCTTGATCTGGCCGTCAAGTGCTGCATTCTTTTCCTTCAGTATTTTTTCACTGCCTAAAAGTTCGTCACGTTTCAATACAAGACCGTTTACATCGGAAGTATGTTCCGAAAGAATCATCTTTACCTTGTCTGCGTCCGATATATCCTTTTTTTCAAGAATATCAGTAATTGTTTTTTCTTCAAATGCCCTTCAATTGCTCCTTTGTACCTTGTACGTAGGTAGATGTTATTTATTAACCGTTTTTGCGTCCTAGACTGTCACTTAGTGACTTCGGTTATCCATACAATACAACTAAGTTATGAAAATTGTCAAGTTTTCGCACGTGCGAATTTTATTACATTCATGCTGTTTTTTTCAATTCGTCAAGCGTGAGTACTTTATTTCCGCTGACAAAATCTTTTATTTTATCCCCGTTTTTATACATGTCATATCTTGTACGGCCGAGAATGTCTAATTTACGTTCATCACTTTGCTTATCAAACCATTCTTCATACGTTACATTTCCATTTTCCGTTCCGTCAATTGCAGCTCTCTCACCTTCATACTGTACATCAGAATATCCACGTATAATCGGGATAATAACACATCTGCAATTTGTATGAATTGGTAACATAGGCACATTATTCAGAGTTTTGTATTTTTTATCTTCAAATGATGCACAAACAAGGCATGTACGAAGGTCTAGTGTTGCAAGAATCTTGTATCCGCTAAACAACTCTTCGTTTTCTCTGAACGATTCTCGCCTCGCTACATCTGCGAACGATTGAAGTATAGTCCGTGTATTTGCTTCAAGTGATTTTCGCAATGTACTTACGATACCTGTTCCAGCCGTACCAATTACAGTCTTGACTATCTGCTTTGAAGTCTGCCCCGTCAAATATCCTGTACGTACGGCGCTGTCCCATATTGAATACAGACGCGAATCAATGCTGTCAAGGTATGAAGAAAATGTTGCGTTAACGACCGGACGAAATGCTGCAGCTTCCGTAACATTTTTTAGTATTGGTGTTTTAAAATCTGAATTGACAAGTTTTGAGATTATTTTCTTTTGAGCTTCAATCTCTTCTTCGACAATACCTTTAATATCAAAACCATCCTCAATATCCGCACGAGCAGAATCGGCAATTTTTTTTATTTCTTTTTCAACTTCCTTTAACCGTTTCTTCGTATAGATACCAGATGATTTCTGTATTTTTTCAGATATTTGACTGTTTGCTGAATTAAGTACGGACATTAATTTTCTGACTTCACCCGTTTTATACCGTTCAAAGTCTATCTGGTGAGAAATTTGTCTGTTCTCATGTTCATTCATTATTTTACTACCTGTAATTCTGCTGGAATACCATTTTTTCTGAAATATTTCCGTGCTTTATTTGCTTCATCTCTGCTTTTTGATTCACACAACACCACAATAAAAGCGCCGGATATTTCACTTCTTACCACTTTTGGACTTTTACATTTTCCAGTTAGTGCATTTTTACGTTTCTCCGCTGCGGAATCTTTATTATGTATCGAATCAATAATACGGAAAATCATTTTTTAAGACTGATAACATTGAAATGCAAATCATCAAGCGTATTCATTTCACTCTGGTTGCCGTATATTTCAGTATGTCTGAAATCCATAATATCGCAGCCTTCTTTCCTGCTGTAACGGACTTTGCAAATAACAAAAATGTTATCATCTGCAATTACAACCTCATACCGCTGTTTTCCGCGTAGCAACATATCACCTGTTTTAACTATTATCATGCGTCCGCCTCCTGTGGCTTTTTATTATTCATATTTATATCTGTATCCTTCGGTGCTTCGTTTTCAAGATCTGCCTGCATCTGGTCGAATGAGTAATCCGGTGGAGTTTTTTCGCCCTGCTTCAGATTGTAGAATAATACACGCTTGCTTATTCCTCCAGCCTGCCACGCTGCAACAAATGCGGTAAGTTCTGCAGGAGCCATACCGGATATATCAAAGTCGGTATTAATACCGATCGGCACATTAATATCATGTGCAGACATACACCATTGCAGATAAACATTATCATATTGTGTTGTAACCTTTGATTGATTGTTTGCGAATGCTGCAAGTACACTATTTTCTCCCTGCCTGTGTATTTTAGCAGTATCCGCCGCCTCGACACCTTTTTTTTCAGCACTAATAATGCGCGCGCCAAGAATAGCCATACGCTCTTCATCGTCTTCCATTGCCGTTTTTACACTGTTCATTCCAGCACCGGAATATTCAAGCATTCCAGCTCCGGTACATCCGTTAGGAAAGTGAATGAACTTATTGGGACTCAATTTTATAGGCTGGACTGCTTCTATATGCTGTGCTCCGTCTTTATCGATTTTTACCTCACCAGTCGGTGTGAATCCGGTTGTATATGGGGTTGGAACAGACGTATAATGCAATCCTCGTTCGTAGTCAGCACTTTTCCGGTACCATGCAAGATTTACATTTATTAAATCAAGCAACATTGGTTCTTCTGGATGTGTTGACGAAAAATAAAACGGAATAAATTTCATAGGTTTTCCGAACATTGTAGGGTAAGTAACGGAATCAAGTTTACCGTCGATATAAACCCGCTGTCTGTAAAAATTATTACGTTCAGCGTCTAAATCAAGAACACGCTTCTTGTCATGTCGCACTACGTCAAATCCATCTTCTGATACCACAAACTCACATTCCTGCAACACTACAAGAATTATGACTTCTACCCGTCCACGTGTTTCTGTTCGCCAGTTAGGAATATCTTCTGCACGATAATAGGCAAGATATGGATAAACATTATTTTTTTCTGCTTCACCCTGACTTATTTTATCCCCGTTCTGTGGTGCCTCCACAAGAATTCCACCCCAGCCAGTTGTGAGAATATCCTTTACAGAATCTGATATAAACTGCTTTAAATCTCGTCCTTTACCGTCAACATTTTCAAAATAATCTTTGTATTTCTTTTCTTCGTTTTTTTCCCCTATAGTAGGGTTAATGCGAAATAACATTCCATGAAGCCCATCAAGAGTCCGACCTGTTGCATTGAAAAATTCAGCTCGACCTATAAGCTCATCATATTCATCATCTTCCATGCCGCCGGAACGGGGAAGATATGTATCGCGTGCGAGCTTTACTGCTTCCTCTCCTGCAATAACATCACGACATTTTTTCCATGTCATAATATGTTTTTCATATTCTTCGCATCTTGTATCTATTGACCTTTACAACTCCTTTTAATCATTATCAAATCCCAGCTCCCACTGCTTTTGAACATGCCTTATTCGTCTGCTGCCAATAATATAATCAGATAAATTTAAATTCATTAAATTGGATATCACAAAACCCCATTCTATATCTGGCAGTATAACTTTTACAGGGTATTCAGCATTTAATATCTTGTATTGCGTTTTCCGGTACCGCTTCCAGCTGCGGCGCGGTATACGCCCTTCCATTGTTTTGTCACCAAGAATTTTTATTCTGCGCTCTCTTGCGGTAGCGTAGTTTTTTTCTCTGTATTTCATAAATCAATTGTAATTCGCACGTGCGTTTTTATCAAGAGAAAGCAACGGGAGAAGTAGAGATTACTGCTCCTGCATTCGCTTCATACCACATGAACCCTGCAGAAATATTATCAACCTGATCATCATGTGAGCCGGACGGAAAATCATTCAGCTCCCGCAGCCAGTCATAATTCCATTCAGAACGTAGAACATGAACATTACCAGCCTCAAAAATCGGTAATACGGGAGACATGCGGACTACTTTGTCTTTTCCGGTCTGAAGCGGTTGTACTATCCGCTTTCCCATAAGTATCTCACGCATTGTTTTATACGCATCCTTGCTGTCGACAGACGATTCAATAACAATCGGGACACCCTGCCCATCTTTATCTGTCACCGCGCGTATCATTCTGTCACGCTGTGGCGCATCCTCCCGAAATCGGCCAACATCTTTAATCCATAATTCCCATAATCCGTTACGTTGTGTATATGCAAGCAGTGTTCCACTTGTCCAGTCCGGATCGTTTTTCTGTGTCTGTTTTTCCGTATGAGCCAGATCCCATAACCGCGTAAACATAACCTTCGGGAAATCTGCTATTGTATCATGGTACTGGATTTTATTGAGCTTAATCATCCTTCCGCCGCGTATCTGCGGATTACACTGCAACAATGAAGCTGTTCCATATTCGCCAAGAGTTGCTCTCTGCTGTTCATACCATTCAGGCGGAAATCGTTCCGGAAAAAGAAATTTGTATTGAGCACGCTTCAATTCTCCTGTGTCATAGTCATGAACCATGATATCTCCATCCATTGCAGGAAGCGTAACAACCTGAAATGGTGGAAATTTGGGATTATATTTATCGCTCTTTGGATTTATACACTGTTCTATTCTTCCAATAACATCATCTACATGCCACGGTGTTGCAAGAATAATTGTTATTGATATAGGGGCACGCCGTGAAAGAAAGTCATTTGATACGGTATTCCATGTGCTGTCTCTGATAACCTGACTTTCAGCGTCCTGCCGTCCGGCACAAAAATCATCAAGAATACCAAGTGCGTATCCTTTGCCTGTTATTCCAGATGTAAGCCCTGAAGCTATACATTTTCCTGTATGTCCTTCAATTCCCCACTTCTGTATTCCTCCCATAGTATGTTTTATATGAATATCAGGATAAAGTTCATGAAAATGTTCGTCATTTTTTACGATATCTCGTGCAAAACCAGAAAATCCGTATGCAAGGTCTGCAGCGTAGGTGACAATCATTACATCCTTATCAGGGAATTCGCCTAGAAAATGTTCAGGAAGGAAATCAGAAATTATTTCTGATTTTCCGTGCCGGAAAGGTACTTTAATAATCAAGAACGTTGATTTTTCATTTCTAAAATCTTCCATCGCCTTGTTTATGAGCCAGCATATTTCTTTTGTATGTATACCGACTTTGTAGCTTTCGTCTGGTTTTTGCCAGCATTGCTGGATAAAAGCAAGATGATCTTTGCGGATTATCGCTTTTTCTATAGCTGCATCAGAGAAATCAAGAATGTCTGAATCTGTTAGTCCGCTATTTTGCCTTTGTCGCCAAGTCCTTTATTATTTTGAGTTGTTTCAGCTGTTCAAGCGACAGGTTGTTCAAATCAGGCTTCGGACAAGTATCAACATTTGTTGTATTAGTCACGTTTATTGTCGTACCGTCGTCCGGTACACCAAGTGCTTTTCTTTCGAGTTCAAATGACTTTTCAAGCATATCTGATAATGCGGTAATCGGAACATTCTTGAGTATTTCATCTATTCGTTTCTGGTCATCACCTGCTGCCTGAATTGCTGACAGTACGCTTTTTATTTTCTTACCGACAATAAAACGTACTGCATGGCTCTTCTCTATGACATCATTATTCATGTCGGCTATTGCCTTCAAATCTGCTTTTTTCTTTTCTTCGTGAAGATAAGCGTCATATTTATCAGCGCGATCCATCCATTTATAATCGCGGGAAATATTGTATATATATCCTTCTGATTTGCTATATTTTTTTGCGACATCTACAATTTTTCTGACAACTCCGGCGTTCAAGTACTCCGTAAAATATCTGAACCTTAGCGCACTTTCACCTTTCTGTCTGTCCCACGGTTTGATTATGGATTTACTCATGACAATTCCCTCAGTTTAATTTTATGGTCATATATATCATAAAGTTTGAAACTCTTGATATATTTTTCGTTCTCTTTCTCATGCATAAGCTTCATAATAGTGTGCTTTTCTTCATTATTTTTACAAACAATCGTTATCATGAAATCATCTTTTTCAAGGTCAATACTTCCGTCTGTTTTTGCATTTTCTTTTATTTTGGTGAGTTCTTTCTTCCGGTTTGTGTGAAAATCTTCTGCAGTGAATTGTTTCGCTTCCTGAACGACAGTATCCGCTTCGGGCGAATCACCCATCATAGCAGCAATGTCATCACCTTTATCATTCAGCATCAGCGATACTTCCGACTCATCAAAGCCGAAATCATCAGTAAATGAAATGTCCGGGAACATATCATGCAGCTGTCCGAGCATATCATAGTCAAAATCTCCCTGCGCAGACTTGTTATTCATGAATACGTTTGCCTCGACTTCGGTTTTCTCGTCAAGATCCGTCATTGCTACGGTGAGATTGTAGTCATTTTCAGGGTATTTCAGCAGCAAATCAAGAACAGAAAGTCGCTGATGGCCGGAAACAACGTTCATTGTCCGCTGATTTACCGTAATAGGCGCAAGCTGTCCTTTGCCCTTTTCTTTGAACCACCTTTTTAGTTTGTTCCGTGCACTGTCCGTTATAACACGAGGATTATAATCTGCGAAATGAAGTTCACTTCGCTTTACAACTTTGTTTTCAAAGTTTTCGTATTTATTTGCTCCGTTCCTTTTTTGCCTCTTTTGTTAATATACATCTACATCATGTTTATCCAATTTACTTTTTTTTACCTCCGTAATAGAAGTAAGCATTTCTGTATTATTATCTATATAATATTTTGCAAAAACAGAAAATTTATCATGTTTTTTATGAAACCATTTTTTTAGTTTCCTGCAGTTTTCTAAAAAAACAGAGTTACAATTATGTAATTCATGTTCATTTCCATTTTCATCAGTTATATGTACAACATCATCTAAAACACAAATATCTATCCCCGTACATACTCCATTTACTTTGTAAACCTTCGTACACAAAAAAGAATCTGTCGTATTATATATATCTAAGTAATTAATGTATTTTTCTGTTTTATCAAAACTTTTACTACATTTTAGATAAATCACTGTAACATCTTTTATGGAATATCGAGAATGGCAACTGATAAGTTTTATTTGTTCTTTTTGAAATTCATTTAGTTCATCCATTTTTATTTATCTCCATAAAACTCTATTCTTTTAATTCCTGCTTCCAGTGCTGGAAATGTCCGTATAATTTTCTGATAGTCCGCCGGATAGTTATTCTTTATATAAAGCAGTCCGTAATTGTCCGGTACCGATAAATCATGTTTGAATCCTTCCTGATACTCGCCGCCAGTCGGGAGATTATTCATTTTTACATATGCTGCGACCTGTTTTTCAGTGAATTCGATAATCGGATAATAATACTTGTACTTTTCGTCTACATCTTTTATTCCTGCAAGAATCCCGCGTCTTGTCAGTGATTCACAGCGGCGCATACCTAAAGCAATATATGATATTCCCAGATCATGCCTTGTCATCCGCATAACATCGCCCTGTTCTATTTTCTTTCCTAATGTGTATGTTAAAGTAGACCATGACGGCTTACGGATTATCTCTATCTTGTATTTATGCTCATAATAGCGCAGCAGTTTTTCTTTATATTCAAGGTTTGGTACAAAATAGTAATAAACAAATTTCATTTCACCCTTATAATGCTTCATCATTAAATCAAGCATCGTTATACTGTCCCGTCCGGTAGAGAACGCAACTATAACAGGATTAGAAAGTGTAGATATACGATTTATTGCGTCATAAATATTTGTTTTCATTTTTCAGTTTTATAACGATATTTCACTTTAGGAAAATCATCTTCTGTAAGCATAACGATTTTTCCGCATTTATTGCACTTGAATTCAGCCGCCATGTTCTTTTCACCAAAATAACGTTGTCCTACCTGCGTATCAAAGAATCCACCACATTCACACTGCTTTACGGATAAAACTGTTTCTACTGGTACAATTAACTTTATCATTGTTCCATCTCTTTAGAAAGGCGCTGCAGTACTGTTACATGCCACAGCGCCTGAAACTCAACCCGAAGTTGAGCCGCTTGCGCTTGCGGCACGGCTTGCACCACGTCGCCCACCATAGACACGTTCACCTACTGTAGTTGTACCAAATATCCGGTCTCTTGCTCTATCAGTTACGCCCCTTCATTTCTCCTTACTGTCAATCAGGCAGTGTAATATGCGATACGTCAAAAAGACGTAATTTCCCTTTTACATTTATCACAGGTTTTTCATACAAAACAGGATTCTGGAAAATCCAGTGATAGCAGTTATTTTCAGCCCATGAACTTGTACTGTCTTGAATAATATCTTCAAGATCAACATGGCCTATAATTGACATACTATGATAAAAATAAAGGCCATTCCTTTTCAAAGTATCAAATCTTTCGTCACTACATTTAAAAACATTGCAGTGATAAAACATTTGCATCAAATCACTTATTTTATCACTTGCTGTTACAAAAGCAAATATATCATCAAATCTGTTCACAGATCCAAGTTTCTTTAGTACAGCTTTTGCATCGTCTGTCGTTTTACAATCTTGACAATGAACATCAAACTCCTTCATCAATGCCTTAAATTTTTCAGGCAACCAAGAATCATCAATGGCCATATATTCTCGCTGGCCGCTTGAATGAATGTATATACGGCCACGATAATCAGTTTTCCATGTGCGATTTTCAACAGGTTTCATCCCTGAACACACAAAATATGAGTAAGGATTTTGAATTGACAACGCAATTTTCTGCATTTTTCCACCTTTTATGTAGATTATCTGTATTATAATCTACATTTTTCTTCATGTAAATAACGAATTCATTTCTGATTTTTCAAAAAATTTAGCTGTTTTTTACTATTTATATTATTTTTTTGTTTTTTTTAAGCAGTCTATTGCATATAAATAACTAATATATCTGACTTTTTCCACTACAACATACGTCATACATCGATAATTTATTAATATCTTTCTATTTTCTTTGCTTCTGGTAATGGTTTTCCAAGACCTCTGCTATATATCTTTTAATCTGTTCATAATCAAAAATTGATATATTATTTCCCTCAATCAATTCAAGTAGCTCCGAATTCATACAATCAAGTTCGTTATCAGAATAGTTATTATGTGTGTTTATCTGTGTAAACTCTATTGAGCTAAATTCATTATCGTTCATATCCTTCCTCTTTAGTCGCTTCGCGGCAATGCTTCGCTTGTTTTATCGCACATGCTAAAGCTACATATATTCACATGTGCGATTTTAATTTATGCTTCGATGTTTTCGCCGAGTATATATTTCACGGCCTTTTCTGCTTTACCTGCAGCTGATACAATCATCCTGCTGTCATTCTCAAGAGCACGAATCCATGAATATATATAGGCTACACTGTTTTTGAAAGATTTTTCAGTGTCCAATCCTGCAATCTCACAGAGGTTTGCTGATCCAATTTCTGCAATCAATTCTTCTTTTGAATATTCTTCACTGCCAAAAGCGGCATTTTTAAGTAAGTTTCTGTCAAGCCTGCCTGAATAACCTGTAGAATGCACCATCTCATGAAAACATGTACTGTAATACTCTGCTGCATTAGAATATTGTGCAATTTCTGGAATATGGATGTAATCTGACAAAGGATCATAATACGCCTTATCACTGTATTCTTCATATATCGTGATGTGCTCGCGTGTTTCATAATCCTTTTTTATCTTTTCTGCATTTCCAACAGGTACTGCAGATTCGTCTGCAGTATGAGTAAGAGATTTAACACCTTCAACCTGCGAAATATGGAATACAGTGTAATATCTTAAAACAGGAATACTTTTCTTTTCTGTACTGCCGTCATCTGTTGTTGCTTCTTTCTGCATGACATGCCAGAAAACAACCTGTTCGCCGTGTTCACCTTTCTTGATACTGCCGCCTACAAGATTCCACTGTTTTAGTGTTGCATACTCCCCAGTATGATCCAAAATCATCTGATTCAGAAATGAATAATACTTTCTGGTCACACGATTAAACGCCCCTTTTCCATGCCACGGCTTCTGCCATGGTACAATCCCCTGTTTAAGCTGTTTCAAGATTTTCTCTGTAACAATCTCGTATACTGTCATATTGGTCTACTCCTGCACGTACGTTTTATACATATTTAGCACGTGCGTATTTACAATACAATCAATTTACTAGTTTGTCAACTATTTGTTAGTAATTAAAATAAACATGTACTTTAAGATGTCTTACAGTATCAGGTGCCAAGTATTTTGTCTAATACAAAACGAGATACAGATAGTCCACTGCTTGCCGCAAGCTTTTGAATTTCATCTTTCTGTTCAGGCGTACAGTTTATGGTTATTTGCGTATAAATTGCTCGTTTATCAAGAGGTTTTCTCCACCCCTTTGGCATCCCCCCGTAACGTTGTCTTTTCTTCGGAACTTCTTTCAGTCCATCATCTTTGTCATCCATTTCTGTACTCCTCGATAGATAATACCATTATTCTATTATGCGTTCAACAATTCAATTTTATGAGCAAGAACTCTAGCCCTCTTTACCTTTCCTGCAAGATGCGGATATTTTTTCAGGAACACTACCCAGCCATATTGATGCTGTTCCATATGTTCCGCGTGCGTCAATGCTGCCCAGTTCCACGGTTCTTCTATATCGTGATTATCAGCTCCCCGTGAGACAATATGACACTTTTCAATTGCCCCCCCCTGTCCGCTTGCCTCGCTTACCGTGTGCATTGCATACCAATCCCGTTCAGTAACATCATCAATAGGATCCTGTTCCTGCATTCCGCGCCATTCTTCCCACTGCCGGAATACTTCCCGGACTTCAGTCTGTTCCGTTACATTAAGACAGCATTCATTTGCAAGCAGGTTTATCAGCTGCTGAATGAAATGAGACGCTGGAATTGTATCAGATTCTGAAAGCCGTATCGCGATTGTTTTATCAGGGTCTATGGTACTTACTCGCCTGTCACCGTATTCTTCAAGCAGATCGTCATACAGCTGGTATCTTTCCTGTTTTGTCGGTTTCCGGCCGTCATTCTGTGAACGGAATATAACCTCTATCAACTTGAAAGCAGTTGCAAGTTGTTTAAGCGTTTTTGCTTCAACAGGTGTACCAACTTCACCAACAAAAACATCTTTCCCTGTTTTCTTTAGACGTTCAAACAAGTCAAGGTCACAGATATCACACGGATATAATTTTATGTAGTTTGCGCAGCGTTCAAAACGGAACGACGTATTAAATGTCATTTTGTTTACTACCTAAGAATTCTATTTTTCATGCAATAACAGAATGACTGTTTAAATCCATCCCATTCTTCTTTATTGCAATAAGAATAATGGTAGACCAATGAAAATAAAATACTTCTTTGTCCTTTATCTGGATCATATCTTCCAAAGCTATCTAAACAACAAAGACATGTTTCACAGTATAGACCACTTTCATCTTCTATCCCTTCGCAATCAAATTCTCTCCCCATCTCTGTATCTGAAAAAGAACCTTGACATTGTATAAGATGAATAAAGAATCTAAGCATTTTCGCCAGAATATTGTTATGGGCATAACAAGCATCCCTTATCGGTTGACCAATAGAATATAAGTCTTTCATGTTGTCCGTCATTACCAATTTCTCCGTGTATTTTCAATGTCAATCTTTGCAATATCCATGTTCGGAATTGCCGTCTGACTTCCATCCGCTTCTTCTATAACTGCAAAACCTTCCTCATAATGAATGCAGGTATGCCAGCTTCCGCCTGCAGTAAATGTTTCAGGATAATCCTGCTTTGTTCCGTCTTTCATGTGAACAATTATATGAGCCAAGTTTATACTCCTTACCAATCGCCACCATCTGACATAATAGGAATGGTGTCAATTAAATAATTTTGATCTACTCCTCCGACACTATTAATGGCAATATCATTTACTTCATTGCATTTCATAATATTCAAACTACCGTCAGCAGCAAAAATCCAAATAGACTTAGGCCATGACTTTGACAGCCTTTTTAATGAGTCAATTGATTTCTGCTCCTTTTTAGTAACGATTAATTCCCCTTTTTCATCAAAACATTTATGTTTTCTCTTATTTATCACTTGCCTACCTCGATATCTGTATAATGCTAAATAACACAAAATAATACTTCTAATCTCTTATGCCTTGTTTTCTTTTATTTCTTTTTTCAGCCTCCAATATCGGGCAGTCATTTGGATGCTTGCATATAGGATTATGTACACATTGTTTACAACACGTCGGTTTATTATAAAAGGAATATTTGTCAAAAGGTTCATCTTTCATAATTAATTCCATTCTCACCATGCAAAAACCACTCTGTAGCTTTTTCTGCTTCGGTAATAGTATTCCATTTTATATTTCCATCTTTATCTTTAATATCTATGCACCCCACACTTGCATACCAGTGCTCACCTCCGGGAAACTGTGAGTAATGTACATCTGTACATTCAGGAAAAACAGGAGTGTCTTTTACAATTATTTCAAGCACAGTATAAATTTCATTATTTCTGTCAACAGAATAAGAAATACCATTTGGGGCAAATAAAATACTATATCCTTGTTTTATAAGTTCAAATTGTCTGTCATGATAATTAATTAATAAGTCTTTAAGAGTATCAGCAAAAGATGTTCCTCTGATTTTTGAAACGGCATCTATACCACATCCAAACTCGCTAGAATAATGTTTTTGTTTACTCAGCCCATCTTTCCATGTCTTAACGTTGAAATCTTCGGTAATTGCTTTACTAATAACCGATTGAAACACATCGTAACTCAGATGAAAAATCATCAAATCTTCCGCATTATTAATAACAAGATACCAACCTGTTATTTTAGGAACTTTCTTCATCTGTAACTTTTGAAATATATATTTCATTTTTTTACCTCTGGTAGAGGACGATGTACAAAAATCATGTCATGATCATAAATTTTACCTTGTTTATCATTTAAGCAACAAAGATTCCCCCCTATATATCTAGGGCAAGACCAATTGATATTTAAATATACACAACCAGTGCAACACCCCTTATTTGACTTTACCAATATTAGACGTTTACTTACCATATTTCCCCCGATTATTCTTCCTGTCTTTGCTTGTCAGGTGCCAGTATCCGCAATCTTCGCAGTAATATATTCTTTTTGGTATGCGTTTCATATCCTTTTTTACATAATGCTTTCTTCCTGCCGAAGTATAAGCTGTCCGAGAATGAAACATATTGAGCGTTGTTTGAGCTTCCCGTTTATTGTAACAACGTTTGCCACATACAGGACAATACTGAATAGTTTTCATATTATCATTCCTGTACCTCAATACCGATTCTTGTCCCGTCAAGAAAAACAAATTGTCCAAATAACTCCTCTTTGGAAAAAGCTTCTACACCCGGAACACAGAACGGTGTAATATTATCAGGATAATAGACACTTATCATAAGCTCATAACAATAAATACCTATCCGTTTTACCCAGCCGCCATGTTCGCGTATTGCTTTTATACAGTCTGCATTCGTTTCAAACGGCTTGTGTACACGCTTTATTTTTTCTTTTGCTGTCCTTCTTGTTCCTTTCTGTGGCATTGTTCTTTACCTCTTATATTTTTGAAACAAAATCTGTTTCATCTTACTTTTACATCAAGATACTCATACTCTTCAGCTATTTTATAAATATCATGATATAAAGATTGCATTTCCCCTTTATGCATACATGTATTATTTTTAGCACATTGAGCACAAAGTAAAAAAGAATATTCGTACATAATTATTTTATCCTTTCGAGAAAGTCTTCTACGTTCTTGCGAAGCATAAAACGTAAATCTTCCCGAACTGTTGCATTTTCCATAAGCTTTTTTATATCAGTGCTCATCTCTGTTGTTATTTTATCAACAATTTTTCTTGCAAGCTCATGTTCGAGTAATTCGGTCACTTCTTTCATGACTTTCTCATGATTAATATTTTTATATGCTTCAAGTAATTCTGCAGAACAATCAATTCGTTTATTATAATCAATTGTGACTGCACTTCCTGACTGAATAAGCCTTACCATACCGTCAATAACAGCCTGTTCAATTCTTTTTGTGTCAACTTCCATCGGTCTACTCCTCCGCTTCCGGTAATTTTTGTAAGCTGTGATGCGCGTCCAGAAAATCTTTCAAAGCTGTTGCACATTTCCTGCACAAAACATAATCCCATTCTGAATTACATGCACTGCCATATAATGTGTATCCTGTTCCAGTAAATGACAGCTGTATTGCATTTTGATGTTGCTGGTCGCTTGTTCCAATCTTTTCACCACAACTATCACAATAAGTAACTTTTACTTCTTTTTCGATTGTTACTTTTTCCTTCTTTTCCATTGGCCTACTCCTTTGTTCTTTTTTATTGCGGGCGTAGTTTATCACCCCGTCGGCGGCAATTCACCGCGTTAGCTCCGGCCGAAACACGGTAGCTACAGACTGTTTAGTCTGCTAAAAAAAGTCCCTGACCTGCGCGCGGCCTTTCCTTTATGTGCATTTCAGCATCCGACAGCGCGGTACACACTGGTACATTCTGTTTCTTCTTTCCTGTACGAATGTACAATAACAGAATAAGGGGAGAACGGTTTGAACGTCCCTCTTCTAACTCTCTCATATGGCTTATGTACATTATCCATATGCTCTAGTTAGCTATTCTGTCCATACTATGCGCATAGTATCTTCCTAAACTATCCCCCTATGTTGCCGGGTACGTCTCCGGCGGGGGCTTTCACCTCTCGTGATGCTGTTATCATGATTCTGCTTGTACACATTGCAAATTTTCGACGCTATCTCTGGCCATCATGCTGGCCGCTGGTTCCGGCAGGACTCGAACCTGCATGACTCGGTGGGCACCGTGCAGAGGTGTGGCGCGTCTTACATACACAAAACAGAACATCATGCTGTTTAGTTCTGTCGGTATCACCTGTTAATTCAGGTTCTCCACACATGACTCTCAACCCACTCTCGACAGCCTTCCCATAGTTCACACGTTGTACCTCGTGAATTTTCGTCGACCCTTAGACGTATTTCTTAAAGCTGCGTCTACCATTCCGCCACGGAACCTTGTTAATGGCCGTATAGTCACGGCCAAGACATTTTTATGCAGTTACTTTTTTATGGTCAGCTTCCCACTTTTTCAAGCGCTCCTCCATTATTGCGTGCAGTTCGTCGATTAAATCTATTCTTTTCTCGCCTTTTTGTGCACGATTTGAATAAATACACGCTTCCTTGTTGCTGAAAACTTTTTTCTGGTCAGGGTACTCGCTGTCACGAAGCAGGCTTTTCAATTCACTCGCTTCTTTCCATTCATTTGAATCATTTTCAGTCGCTTTTCCATTCTGCATAACAGGTTTTGTTCCCTCTTTAGATGCTTGTGGATGAGTATTATTTGCAGGTTGTTTTTGTTCAGATTGAGAAGGTCTATTTTGTTCTGCTTTTTTTTCAACAGAAGCAAAGCTTGAAAGAAAATCATGCCACCCATTTTTCTCGGACACAGTTACAAGTTCTGGTACACGGCCTGTACGGTCTTTGCTGTCAAAATTACCACCTTGAGCAGGAGTATACAAACACACAGACGTTTTGCCTTCTTTTTTCTGTACACCCATATAGCTGATAATATCAACCATTGCAGGGAGTTCATCTGACAGTTTTGTTTGTATCTGGATACGATAGGTTGTCTGCTCGCCGTCTTTACCTTCTGCTACATGCGCAATAAGGATTACATTTTTACCTGCATCGCGCAGCCATTTTATCAGCTCTTTCATCTGACGTTTAGCCTCGCCCCAGCCTGCCATTGTCAGGCCGCCATCTGGTGCACGATATTTTCTGCTGTCAAGTCCATGCGAAACAATGAGCTTTTCCATAGCATCGCCTATAGGGTCAAGAACAATTGTTTTATATAGCGGCAAAAGGTCTTTGAGTTGTTTTTTATCATCGTTTGTAAACCATTCAGCCATACGTATTACATCACATTGTAAACCACGCTCACCAAGAAATTTTGTTCCGTTTTCAAAATCAATGATAAGTGGTTTATCAGCAGTTGCAGCAAAAGTTGTTTTTCCCACACCACCTCGACCATAAAGAATCATAACGATATTATCATCAGGTACTATGTTGTTTGTGTTTTCTATGTTCATTTTTTAACCACCTTTTAGAAAGGAATATCTTCAGGAAATCCGCCATCGTCATTGTTCGGCGTATACTGCTGTTGTGGTTCATTTTGTGCATTATCATTTTTTGTACCACTTAAAAGTTGAACAGTGTTTGCAACAACATACACTCTGCTGAAATTCTGTCCGTCTTTCTGCCATCTGTCCTGTTTCAGATATCCGTCAATGGCTATCTGCTTTCCTTTCTGCAGGTATTGTTTCAGATTTTCAGCAGTCTTGCCCCATATCTGGACATCAAAATAAGATACTTCATCTGTCCACTGGTCGTTTTTCTTTACGCTTCTGTTTACAGCTATGCTGATATTTGCACGTGCTGTATTATTACTTCCTACATATGCGAATGAGCGTTCATCTGCTCCAATATCGCGCGTAAGTCGTCCTATTAAAAAAACATGGTTTTGATCTGTCATTTCATGCTCCTACCTAATATAAAGCGCACTGCCCTGCGCCCATTTGATACCCTTGATTTCTTTGCCGCTGTCCCAAAACAGTTTTCCGTAATTTTCGTCGCCGTCTTTTGTGATTATTGTTCCTGCTGACATAAGCTCCTGAACTTTACCAGTATCAACTTCCGGCGTTTTAAGTAGGTCTTCCGGTATTTCATGCCAGTCATAGCCCTGCAGCTGGTTGATTGATTTTTTCGTGTTCTGGATGCTTACCGAAAAAAGGGTAGTTTTATATTTTGACATTTTAAGCCGTTCCATGCCCCAACGCAGTAGATTAGTTACTGATTTAGCCTTATTTTCGCTGGCTTTCGCGCGTTTTGAAAGACGTGCTAATTCATCTGCGTGATTTTTGCGTTCGGCTTCGATGTCTGCGGCATCAATTTTCAAGTTCCTGATATATTTGCAGTAATTTTCGATTTTGCCTTCAAATTCCTCTTTGCTGCCTATAAACCATTCGCGCATCTGCGCTATTTCCTCTTCTGTTGGCTCCCTTGGATCGCCGTTTTCATCTACAAGAGATTCCATCAGGCTGTTTAAGGCCAGCATGTCTCCTGTAATCTCATACAATGTACCCATAGTCTACTCCTTTGCATGTGCGTTTTTACTGTACAAAGCATTTTTTCGCATGTGCGTATTTATATAGTATTTCCACTTTACTACTTTGTCAACTACTTTTTTACATAATTTCATGTATTTCTATTCCATATTTTTCGTACATTAGCAGTTTTTTTATCTTATATACGGCTGTCTTCATTCCTTTTACGTCTTCAACAATGATACAATTACCTTCCTTATATCTAAAATCAGCCCTATATATATAGTCTTTCGATATGTTTTACCTCCTATTCTTTGAGTTGGTATTAATTCATATGGTACCTGCCTTTCAAGATTAGCTATTTTACCAGCCTTCTCAAGAAGTTTAAGTTCCTGCCAGCGGACAGCCTCTTTCATGCTGTCAAAAATTATTCCATCCACTTGTGTTTTTACAGCATGATATTTATTCATTAATAATCATCATCGACTTAATTCCAAAAACATAGTATTCCTTTTCAAGTTGTGCGCCCCATTCTATTTTTCCACTTCCAATGCGGAGTGTACAATCTGCAACAAAACTCCTGCTTCTCGCAGAATATCCATTGCGAAAGAAAACTCTCCCTAAGTCAATTGTTCCTTTTGATTCCAGCCATTCTATAAAATCCTTTTGTCTAGCTTTTTTATATTGTACATGTAAATAATTCTCACACCATAACTTACAAAGTCTGGATGTATAATAAGGTTTTATCTCTCTATATTCCTCTTTCTTTTCCAGAGAAAGTTCCATATCATACCACTGCTTTTTTACTATCAATGAAAAACATTTTTTCATTTCTCTACCTGAATAACTTTTGACCTTTCAAAATCACGGAAAGGAAAACGATTCATTGCATAACCTAACGCAATGTAGGCATTACCTTCAGTAATAAATCTCTTTGCATTATCCCTAATACATGTTCTTGCAGGATCACCTTCTCCGTCTGCCAGAAAGATACATGGTATAGTTTTGTTAAAATCAAGTGCAACAATATATTTCATCGTTTTACCCTTCATTTTTTAGTATCCTGAAAGCTTTGATTATCACTAAAACATAATTTAATATCACAAGAACAATAAAAATTAAGATTCTCACCTTTTCTGCTGTTTTCATCTATCAACCTTGCCAATTCCGCATGTGCGAATTCTACTTAAATTTGAATTCAAGTTGCACGACTCCTGTATACAATTTCTCATTTTCACACGGAGTCTGCCGAACGTGACAAATCCATGTTTCATCAACTTGATACAAATGCCAGCAACACGTATTCGGATTCCCTCTACAGTGCATGTTTTTTTTGTTGAACTTTTTCACAAAATCATATCCTTGGCAAAGTTGTCCATGTCCTTTTTTTCAACTTACATAGCTTATCTTTATTTACATGATAAAAGTTTGCAATATCGATTATGTCCGTTTCTGTTGGGTTTAGAATATCATTCTCAAGTTGTGACAGAAAAATAGGTGTCATTATTGTCATGCTTACAGAACTTATTCCGGCAGCTGCATCATCCAGTGTAATATGCCTTTTTACACGCAAATCATAAATATAATCGCTAAAGTAGATAAAGTTTCCTTTATCTGTTTTTTTTGTTTCATTTATTTTTTTTAAGGCTTTTTCAAAACTTCTATATAACAGAACGTTTTTTATTCCATATACAAGAAATGCAAAAACTAATAAAATCTCAATCGGCAATAATACAACCCACCACGGCCATAATGCAATTTCCCTGATTCCTGCCAGCTTGAAAATAATAAAGACCGTCTGCCATCCATAGAAAAAAAGATTCTGAACAAACTTAATTTTATCCTTCATGTTTTATCTCCTCAAATAAGATATCAAAATAATATCCTCTTGCACAATTTCCGCTTTCAACCAGATTTACAATGTCACTTTTTGTCAACTTGAAATATTCGGCACATTTATGCCATGATACGAATCTAATCACGCGAAGTTTTTTGTCTGCCGGAATTGCTATAATTTTTCTTTCTGAAATATTGTTTTTATTCAACATTTGCTTACAACGTTTACTCATGCAGTCTGTCCTTCATATTCCCTGCGGCTGATATATATTTTTCCTTTGCGTTCATGCCGTTCAAGATTCCCGCAATCAAGTAAATTATACAAATGTGATGGTGATACATGATATTTTTTTGATGCTTCTGCAACAGTAATCAAATCCGTCGTCATTTCCTTACTGCTTTTCATTTTTTCTATATCATTCATCTGCTCATTCATAAGTTCAAGCATTTGTTTATCACGCAATAATACACGTGAAATTATTTCCTCTATCGGTTCCGGTTCTTTTATGATTGTACTCATACTACATCTTCCTTCATTTCAATAGTATCAAACAAAGTCGGTGCATTAACGTTTTCATCTGCCTCTTTCATATAAACAAGTCCATCGTGAAACGATTCATGGTTTAATTCTATGCCAATTCCCTTTCTTCCCATTTTTACCGCTTCATAAGGTACTGTAAAAAGACCTGCAAAGGGGTCAAGTACAGTCTCACCTGCAGAACTGTAGCGGGCTATAATTCGTTTTACTACGTCAATTTGCAATGGGCAAATGTGCATAGTCATTTCCTTTCTGCTTTGCTCGCTGTTCAATGTGAGCATACGGTTTATATCGTCCCATATAAATCCGCTCCAGCTGCCGTTTTCCATTACACCGAATAACGACGGAAGTTTATCATCGTCCTCAAGCTCTTCGGCAAGTTCGACGTGTTTGTCATAGTCATATACGTGAGTCCGTGAAAACTCTTTATACGTCTGTGCAAGATTCGACATAGGACAATTCAGAATATCTTCTGCAGTGACAAGTGTATTTCCGGAACTGCGATAAAATCCGCTTGCGTCAATTTGCCAGTGTGCACGGGTGTATTCATCCTTGCTGCGTGATACCGGAGTATCTGCATATGCATTGCTTGTATCAGTCGGAAGTTTACGGAATAAAAGTACATATTCAGGACATCCTACTCCCATTTTTGTACCGTCCTTACAGTTTTCCGTCCACCCTAAACGATATGTCTGATTATTTTCACGGACAACATCAGTCAGAATGACAATACGCCCCATGTATTGAAAACCATGCTTCATAAAATGGAACACTGTCATATCACTGAAAGGATCTACAGTTGGCATTCCGGTACCCGTCGCGTTACCGAACAATATCCGGTCTTTTACATGGACAGCGCATATCCTCCCCGGCTTTGATACACGTAACAATTCCGGAGTGAGATAATCCAGCTGCTCAAAAAATTTCTCGTTATCCGCGTTATGTCCAAAGTCATTGTAGGTTGGCGTATACTCATAATGATTACTGAAGGGAATCGAAGTAAAAGTTAAATCAATACTGTTGTCTGCAATATGAGGCAATTCAAGACAGTTGTCATTGAAAACAGCGCGGAAGTTATGGCCATCGACTTCTTCTCTGACAACACCCATCGTACGCGCAAGTTTTTCAATTGTATTTGTACTTGAAAGTCCATTACGCTTGATAATTTCTTCCATGCGTGCAACAAGATAATCATGCTGTTTCCATTTCTTCTGTAAATCAGCAAGAACTGACTGTTCACTTTCTGCATAGATGATATGTATTTCAACAGAGTATTTTTGTCCGAATCTGTATATACGGTGAACAGCCTGAATAAAATCATTAAACTTATAACCTATACCGAGAAATATCGCTTTATGGCAGTGATACTGCATATTACAGCCCTGTCCGCTTATATCAGGTTTTGTTGCAAGGTATTTTACTTTTCCCTGCTCGAAAGCAAGTGTCAATTCTGTATTCTTTTCGTAATCCTGTGAACCGAATACTTCTGCAGATTCCGGCAATACCTTTTTAATTGCATGTCTCTCAGCTTCAAGATCGTGCCATATGACAAAATGATCTTCAGGAGACGTATTTACAATCTTCATCATCTCGTTTATACGAGACGGGAGTGAATCACGCTTCTCTCTTGCAGCATCTTTTAGCCCTATAGCGGCATCGCGGATAAGTTTGCCCTGTCCGTTGTCCTCAAAGCCTGCTGTAGAATCATCAACTTCAACTTTGTGATAGATGATTTTCATCTCAGGGAGAGTATATCCTTCATCGGAATACCCCAGATCAGATGGTTTTATGAGAAACAACGCCCATGTAGATACCCATGCCCAGAACTCATTTTCCATATGCGGATAAAGAGTAAGGTTATTTGCTTTTGTACTATCGCGATGGAAAAATCTTGTAAGAGCCTGTCCTGTATCCATAATTCCAAGAAATCCGGCATAATGAATAAGCTCTTTATATCTATTCGGAGAAGGTGTCGCCGTCGCAACAAATTTATATTTTACATTCTGGAATCGGGGAAGAAATTCCTGATATGTCTTGCTGCCGAATGACCTGAGTACTGAAGCTTCATCGAGTGATACAGCTGTGAAATAGTCAGGCCGTATATCTCCGTCACGAACACGTTCATAATTTGTTATTAAAATACGTTCATTTGCTGATTCTGCTTCTTCCTGCGTTTTTATATATTTGATCTGTAATCCATTGAGCAGATTATTCGCGTCTTCCTGAAAAACATGCACAATATTCAGCGGTGTTATGATAAGACACTTACCAGTCTCTCGTGAACAGATAAGCCGCATTGCTTCAAGCTGTGTAATTGTTTTTCCCAGTCCAAATGAAGAAAACAGAGCACGTTGTCCGCCTTTCAGTATCCACAAAGCACTGTCGCGTTCGTGCGGTTTTAGGCTCTTACTTACATCATCCGGCGAAAATATAAGCCCTTTGTCCGGCGCTATTGAAATTTTATTACGCAAGAATTGTTCATAACTAATTTCACCTTGTCCTTTATCAAACATTTAGTCTACTCCATATTTTCTGATGTCGTAATCTAATGAATGCAAATTAGACTACATAATTCATTCTAAGCGTTTTGTGGGTAAATCAGTTCCCACACCGTCCATATACTGGACGATGTAAATTCATTTCTATATCAGGCAGCCACAATCCATGAAGACAGATTATTTACGCTATGATCCTTATATCTGCACACATATCACTGATATATTTTGCAATATCAGTCATAGCCGTATTCCTCCATGCTCCACCGTCGGCCTCAAACAAGGCAAGAGACGGAACATTGTCGCCATCGATACGCACACGGAACAAAAATTCTGATTCAGGCTGTTCAATCTCGCGAAATGTGCGAAATGGCGAAAGCTTTACAATAGGCTTCAGATTTTTCTTTTCCACAAGCGTACCGGAAATACCTTTTTTTACTCCGACATTCTGTGTAATGCCATCATCTTCGATGTCTACAGTAGTGCCACCGGACAATTTTGACGCATATTGGAGCACATATTCCGTATCATCACCCTTTTTCTGTACAAATGATGAACGGAACCGAATCGCGAACTCTTCCTGCGACATAAATTTCCCGAACGGGAATTTGTCAAGATTGTCGTCAAGTGTTGCGGAAATAAGGTTTTCCCGTTTCCTATCTTTACCGATAATTTTTGACACAAGGTCAACACTGCCGATATTATTCACGACAACCATGCTTTCTGTTTTCGTTTTTTCGCTGTCAAATCCGTTGTTGATATATACACAAAAACCGAGCAACGAATGAATCTCCAATGTTTCGGCACGCGGTGTAAAAATAACCGGATGAAGCGACACTGGTGAATACGTCATGTCGTCAACTGTTACCGTTTTTCCGTTGTTTACAAGCTCTTCGATTTTCTCGATGGCTTCTTTTCCCATATCCATGTTTTACTTGCTCCCTGCGGCAGCTGCTGCCGCTGACATCTTGAAAATAGTGCCGTTATCATCATTCATACCGTCAAGTTCAAGTTGTTCGGTATTATCTTCAAATGCAACGACATTTCCTTCATCGTCCTTGTCAAAAAAGCATACATTCTCACTTGATTTCACAGGTGCAACTTTGCTTGTGACATTGACTTCAGTCTGTGCTGTCCGGCGGGTTTTATCCGGCCTTATCAGAATCTTAATATCGATTTCTCTTGTTGCGTTTGGTTTTACATTATTGTCATCGATGTTCGCATAGACTTTTTTAAGCTCCTCATTAAACTTGTCGATAACAGCTCCACCATGCATCGTAATCAAATCGATTTTTATCATAGATTACCTCCTAATCAGTTAACTACTTTATAGAATACAAAAACGCAAAAAAAAATAACAAATGCTATTTCAGTGGCAGCAAGTATTGTTCCTATGGTTTTTATTTTGCTGCGTTTTACTTTCATATGATTACCTCTATCATTATGCTCCCTGTTACAATGCTCATTTCATTAAGCATCTGTCTATCCTTGAGAACTTCTAGTGCATCCAATCCGCATTTTTCCAGAGCATCAATCAACGTACTGTAATACTGATAAACGGAGATTTTCATTTTTCTCCTCTTTCTTTACATCTTTCCCATGCATCATCTTCTTCATGAGATTCTCGTAAGCAGTCAGCTTCATATTCTTTATCAGTTTTACGCCTGTACTCCATAACGTCATACTTGTTCATTTCTTTAATTGAGCAGGTAAAAGGGTCGATACCATTATCAGATATAAATTTTTCTGCATCTGATATGACATCGAATCCATCTTCTATAATCTCCTCCTCATCATCAATAATTTTATACATGGCCTACTCCTGACTACTCTGATTTTATGCGCGGCAGTCTCACGCAGATTACATCTAAAAAAAAGCCCTCTTGTATGCTGGAGTCATACAAGAGGGCAATATATACAATCTGGCAAAACGCCTTATTGTTTACATTGTTACCTCAACGACATCTCCAGTAGTCATTGCAAATAAATCTCATTTAAGATTTATTGATTTCATTATAGTCTTAATTAGTATTTTGTCAATGTTTTTTTATCTATTTTGAGACTTTTTTTATACGATAATGTAACTATGGATAAATCAGAAGACTATATAGATATAAAAACTACAGAGATTGTAGAAAGAATTGATAATGAATTGCAGAAAAAAAACTGGAAACGTCAAGTTTTATATGATTATGCAGGTATAGCTCCAAATTCTTTTCCTAATTGGTGTAGAAACAATGATGTAAAAATACCTGTTCAAGCACTTTCAAAGATAGCACATAAATTAGAGGTTCCAATTGATTATCTTATTACAGGAAAAATTGATTCTGGATTATCAAATACAGATGTGGAATTATTGAGAAAGTATCACGCTTTAGACGACTCTGGAAAATATGCCGTCGATTCAATTTTGAACGCTATGTATGAGAAATGTGAGTATAGCAAAAAACTGAACTTGCAGAATTAGGGAAGCAAATGGGGTTTAAATATGTAAAATAGCAAATTGTTAATTATCAATCAGTATTATTTTCATGATTACAATATTTTTCAATTTGTAACTTCGCTATCGGTTCAAATTTTAACATTGTATTATAATCAGCATAATACCTAAATCTGGCTTTATTTTCCTTATATTCAACTGTCAAAACATAAACAAGATAATAATTAGAATACCCAAGTTATGCCAATTCTTGAATAGAAGGAACAATAACCGGAATTCAATAAATAATTATATTCTGTTTCCAATGAACCGACAGTTATGGTTTCTTTCATATCGCCGTCTAAATTCCAGACAGCCCTAATACCTGCCGTAAGCCCGAAGTGATCAGACACTTTGAAAGTGTACCTGATTGAGCCGCCGATGTTATTCGTATTGAATACGAAATTATCATATTTTGTCGTGGTGTAACTGCCGCTGGTATATTTTACAATCTTTGTAGCATCATAAAAATTTGCTTCATAGATTGCAAAAATTGATAAATTATTTCTCCTCGTCCTTATTAACGAATAACCAGCCCCAAGAAAAACATCAAAACTGAAACCAATTATATCGTCATAAGTCGGAAAATTACTTGACACGGATAATCCCAATAAATCTCCGCCAGCCTGAAAGGCAACCCCGATTTTATTGACCGTAAGTATAGCATCAATCGATAAAAAATTACTTCCTGCAGCATCGAAAGCAATATCACCGCTCTCGGTTGAAATTGAATAATAATTTGTTGGAATACATATACCTATCGACGGAAAAAAGGCAACTGCATCTTTTGTATTTGAAAAAGCTCCTATCAGAACAAAAGCAGACATGAATACAGCAAGTAAACATTTTTTCAC